TAGTTTATCAATAATTTCTTCTAATACTTCTTTATCTATCCATTGATAATCTATTTTATTCAATAAACTATCCATATATTTCTTGATCCACTCAGTATCTATCTGAAAGTAGAATTTATAAGGATCGTCATTATTTTCTTTATCGTTCATAATTTAAAAAGGAATTAGGGGATCGAACCCTAAGATATAGCACTAACTACTCCAGTCCCCAGACTATTCCTTTGCTTTTAATCAGTTATAACCATCCATATGATTATCTTCATCATGATAATAGGTTTCATCAATATCTTCCTCATCATCATTCCATCCCCAATCATAATCATCATTAAGATCCTCTTCATCGTCATCATAGTCATCTTCAGTAAAGACTGATGAGTAGAGAGGCTTGAGAAGTTCGCCTTGATACTCTCCGACAACTTCATATCGGCAAGTGCGAAGTTTCTCATAGTTACAATCGCTAGGAACACTCACAACATCAGCAGGATTAATCTTAACGATAACAATCTTATCGCCAGATTCAAGACTTCCATAACCGGCCACATAATTCAATGCACCAGCATGAAGTCCATTAGAACAACCTCGACCACGATCATCATCAACCTTTGATCGCGTCATTTCACAGATTTGACCAACACGATTGTCGAAAACTCCACGATACTTATCCTTATAATCACTCCTGACTGCCTTATAAGCAAGAAAATAACCATCTTCAGTAATTGGCAGATGTTCATGCTCAAGGAAATCATAGAGTTCCTTCTGACTCTGCATACTGGGATTTTCCATGAGATTATTCAGGAAGTTAACAAGTGGCTGAAAAGGCAGTCCCTTGCTCATAAACTCCAGAATTCTCTTGCTAATCGACCCATGAACAACCTCACCCTCATAAGTGACCTGACCATTCTTGATCTCAACAAGACCGTCACTAAAAGTAGCAACTGCCTTCTCAATATCAATCATTTCAATCAACTCGTCAGATGTTGCAGTAGGCAATGCCTCCAGAATCATCTTGTAGTTAAGATGGTCGGGCAGAACTTGAAAACTCTTATTGTTCAGCACAACCGTCAGATTACCATCAACAAACATAAACGGAACAGACATGATATAAACTCCTATTGTTTTTAGTTACCTTGTGAATTACTTGATCAAACTACTCAACTGAATCTTAAACAATTCAACCTTGTCGCTATCCATACTCTCAACCCATACAGCATTATTTCTCTTACCATAATAATTATCAGCAAATTGAGAGATAGGATTATACTTGCTGTCCAAATCTCTAAGATTGCCATTAATCTGGTTGCTTCCCATAATATACTTCAGCATCGGGTTCTTGTCAACCTCGACTTTAAGAATTTTCTTCAAGTCTGCCGCTTTGGTCAACTTATACCTGATTGCTTTAGTCTCAGACTTAAACAATTTAGTATATCCCTCAATATCGTCAGAATGGTCAAACATCTGATGTTGAATATTTATAAGAGTGTTATACTGCACATTTTTCTTCTTGAGTTCTTTACTATCAAGATTATCAATACCTCGATCCTTGAGCAAAGAGTTAATATGATCAAAATATTCAGTCTGAGAGAATCGTTTCAGATCAAAAGTTGCTCTGTGCATAGTATCGGCAAAGAATTCCATTACAAGAAAACTATCAATAATATTGGATAGTTCAGTATTCTTGATATATTTCTTATATTCAAGACCAAAAATACTCAACATATGACAAGAGAACTGACTAACCAATGTTCCATGATTGTAATAATAATTATCGTTATCACCATCCTTACTGATAAATTCCTTTTTGTAGAATTCAACAATAGAGTTGTACTCATTGGTATTGTTAAAATAACTCTTAATCTTTGTTGAGAGAATCTTTTTAAACCAAGTATTAAAGTCAACAAGATTGTGTCCTTCACTGGTCATTTTTGCTACAAAATTGCTCTTGATAGCATAAACCTTCACATCTCCAAATAGTCCCTTGATATTCTCATTATCAAATAGCGATACAATATTATTAATCTTAGGAAACTCTGGTGTGCTTTGATAACGAAGAATAGGAACATAAATGATAGAATCACTATCACTCAATTCGTCTAGTTCGTCACTTGTAAGAGTTTTCAAACTAAGAGCATCGTTATATTCGACACTAAGTTTACCAGAATCCTTAGACTGACCATGAATAAAGAATACATCTTGATCGCTCACACTACCATTACTATTCCTGACTCCACTTTTACGAGGGCCAGAACTTTGAGTAAGATGCTTATAGTCAGAAACCTTGAGGAGATTCTCACTACCGACATCATTAATCAGATCATCAAAACCCTTATCGCTTTGAGTATGATCCTTTGTATCCATAATCATGTAAGCAAAGCAATCATTTTGATTACAATAACGTGTCACAATCTTCTTTGCAGTTTCTTCTGCCTTAACATCACAAACGAAGAAAGCAATTTTCCCATTCTTCTTCTGACTATTCCAGTAAGAATATCCCTTACCAGTAAGAGTATCATGATGGATTTTGTCTGTTAGAGAAATAAGGCGTCGTGAACGATACCCGCTGCTCTTGTAATTAAAAACGTACAGGTTCTTGCCAGCCTTGATTTTATATTCAAGGTCAGCACCACTATTAATATTGTGGCTCTTACCATTAGGGTCAGTCCAAGATGCACCAACACCCCATCCACCAGACAATTCATTCATCTGATAATATGTTGTGATAGCCTCAATCTTGGTCTTAGCAGCAGAAATCTTCTTGCTAAATTCATCCTTCATCTCAAGATAAATCTCTTGAGTCTTTTGACGCAGAGTTTTAATAACGCTCTTAGTATACTGCAAACCTTCACGGGAAACGTCCATTTCCAGTTCGCCAATACCAAAATCAAGTTCCAGATAAAGACCAGAGTTAATGATCTCAGTAACGAAACTCTTCCACGAATCAATATCGGCTTTCTGGAAAGCCCTATTCCACTTGGCAATATGATCTGGTTGATCTTCCTTTTCCTGACCAATAATCTGAGCGGTCTGAACAGGATATGCAATATTTCCCATGATAGCAACAACACCACTATCAATACGCTGATAGTTGTTAGGATAGTATTGAGTATCGTTATTGAGTCTGCAAACTCTCCAGCCATTACCGCTGATCACAATATTAGTATTGCTATACTTATGATCTTGCAGATTATCTCCAAGTCCACCCTCAATAATAGGTTTCATTCGGAAATAATGGAAAATCCTGATAGCCTTATTGGTAAACTCACTAAAATCATGGTTCTTAACAGCAAAACTGATTTCAAGACCATTAGCCTCATCAGTTTCACAAGTATTAAAAAGATTCAGAGTAGGAACACCGCTGTCATCAATAGCGGCGATATAAGTATACTTAGTTCCATTAAAATAAGAACTGGTGGTAAAACTCTTGGTATAAGCAAACGGACTCTTGCTACCAAGACCAAGACAACCAACAAAATCGTTGCTGTCATTCTTATTAGAAGCACCGTAAGTTGTATACAGGTTCTCCATATCTCCCTGACTAAGACCAGTGCCATAATCACGCACCGTAAAAGAAGGATTAGCAGATGTTGGCAAGATCACCTTGAAGGGATTCTTATTGCCAGCACTAATATGACTATCATAAGCATTAGTAGACAGTTCACGAATAACTGCCATCACCTTATCGGAATAGAGAGAATCCGAAAGGATTTTAAACATTTTGCTGGTCTGAGCGATTGTAAAACCAGACTCGCTACGAACACCAGCACTATGAGTCTCAATAACGCGATCTGCCAACTTCATCTTTATGTCTCCAAATGTCCTGTGAATCGTTCCTGTGATAGTCCAATCATACCACAGTGTTATCGGTTGTCAAGCCCCTCTATCTTTAGATTGTATCGCCATCCATCCTAAATATGCCGTAAGCAAACCAAAAAATCTGAGTAAATTAACTGGTAAAAAACACCAATATATTCCTATTAAAATACTCAAAAGTCCCATTATGTATATCACGAATTTTGGAATGAATCTTGATTTACTTAATAACCATGTTGCTGGCCCAAGTAGCACCACAAATAAAAACATTAGTGATACCAATAGTGCCAAACTAGCCATTAACTTTCATCCTCTCTGATTCCCCAATTATCTTCTTCCTCATCTTCATCGTCGTTATATGAAAAGTTTCTTTCGTCAT